TATGTTGGGGCCAGCCGAAGCTGGGTAGCCTTATAGTTATTTTACAAACAAACCTGTCAAGAAGAACTGGGTTGTACGTAAGTAGTAGTTTATTGCTGGCTTTAAGCCTTTCTTGAGTACTCTACCGTAAGACACAAAATCTTTAAACTCTTTGTAGTGAGATGCGGCTTTACCTTTTTCTATTGCTTTATTACCTGCATAACGGTAGCCACGTCTGAATGCTTCACCATACCACTTACCATGATATGTTCGCTCACACCAGAGTTCAGCTTTAGCTTTATCCATGAAACTAAAGCCACCAGTAGAAATACCATGTGTAGCAATTACGCAACTATCATCATCTTTATCATTGTCATCACTATCTGTACCTGAGTTGCCTACGTTACTTACATTAGTTCCTACAGTTGTATCAGCTTCAAATGCATCCCAATCAAAGTCATCATCATCTTCAGAATCAAATGTGTATTTAGTTCCACCTGATGCTGTAGTAGATGTAGTATAACCCACACCTGAACCTGTAGTTCCTGCTACTGGTCTATCGTTATCGTCGTTATCACTACCAGAAACAGTTTTAGCACCTGTGATAAGAGCAGTTTCAGCTTCCTCTGAACCACCATAGAAAGCACCCAAGCCACCATCATATGTATCTTTATAGAAGTCAGACTTTTTCTCAGGGTCAAGTACTTTAACTTTTTCAACTATTTTACGTTGTTGGTCTAGTATATCCTGTGATGCTTTAGACCCAGAAACAATGGGTCCAGCATCTTCTTTAGTAAACCCTAACATGTCTTTACTATCAATATTCATAATATTGTAATTAGCATTTACTCTAGCTGTATTTAATATACTTAAAGTACCTGTATCTAAAGCAGAACCATCAGGGTTTTTATCACTATCAACCATACCCATAACATTAGTTACAACGTTTTGAGCTATCTTTTTATTCTCTCTTCGTGCTAATTCAGTCAAAGCAATAGCACCTGCAGGACCGCCAATTGCACCACCAACAAGACCTATTAAAGACTTTTCAAGTAAAGACAGATCACCTGCATTTGTTTTTAACTGATTGTAATTAGAGTAGTTTTCGTACATGTCTGTAGTCCACTCCTCTACAGGAGTGTTTCTCCATGTAGGGTCAGACTCCTGCTTTGGCTTATCATCGTCATCATCTCTAGGTGCTTGTGTATTCATGGGTCTACCATTAAAGAAGAACACAATCATCTTCTGATTTGTTTCAGGGTTAATGTATGTCTTAGACTGGAAACCGCCAAACAAAGCACCTGTACCGCCGTAGCCACCATAGCCACCGCCTACAGGTTGAGGTACTACAACATCCCCTTCAGCGTAACCCTTTACAGCACCACCATAGGCAAAGCCTTCTGGTTTTACTTCTTGATCTTCAGTTTCATCAACATCCAGTTCATCATCTCTGAAAGGTAACTCATCACCTTCTTTAATCCGTTCAAAACCTTGTGCGGCAGCTTCTTGTAACTCATTAAAAAATTCCTCTCCGAAGTATCTAACCGTTTGTGCATTTACTACAAACTCATTCTCACTGACACGAATGTCAATATCATCACGTACCTCACTAGGTTTAGCACCTATAGGAGCAGTGTTCCCACTAACAGGGTCTTTCTGCTCATTCATTATAAGGTCCATCTCCATCTGAGCTTTGTTGTCATCAAGCATTTACTTCTTCCCTTAAATATATGAGCCTACGTAATGCAGCTATTTCACCCTGAGCACGATACATACCTTCCATAGTACTCTCCTGCTCTAACCTGCGCTGGGCTATGTCTATCTTCTTGTTGATAGTCTCAACAAAGTCATCCCACAAAGGTTTATCGTTTACTAACTTCTTAATAGACATTAGCCAGTAAATCCTTGCTCACCAGGAGTGGGTACTGTACCTGTGCCTATGTTACCCCCACCAGCGCCTGTTGTGTCGCTCACGCCTACTCCTGCTTGCTCTGGGGCTGCACCTGGATTAGGTGGTGCGGGTGGACCTTGTGGTCCTGCCTCTTCAGGTTGAGGTGGTGGTGTTGTGAACTTCTTGAGTATCTCAGCTTGTATAGCTGCGTCACCCAAAGAGTTAGTAACTTTATCAGGATCAAGATCCATAGACTTAGCAATCTCACGAATAATGTAGTCACTCTTAACGAATGGCATAAGTGCTGGATTAGATGCTACACCCATGAACTGCATCAAGCGCTGTGAGCGTACCTCGTTAGCCATCAAGCTTTCTGTACCTGATGCCTTAACTTCTAAGTCACCCTTTATTTCTTTATCAAAGTCAAACTGCATGTTGAAACCAAAGAATGCACGTCCTAGTGGGGCAATCAAATAGTCATCGACATTCTTGACAACATTTCGTATACTACCATTAGCTGCAGACATAAGCATAGAAATGCCAGAAGCAGTTCGCCCCACTCCTGATACACCTGTCTGACCGTGTGCAAAACTTGGGAAGCCTGTACTCTCATCAGCTAATACCCTTGCTTTATCAAAGAGTTGCATGTTCTCGCCAGCAACGTTGGGGAACTTAGTTCCAAAAATGCCTTGTCCTGGTGCACCCCCCTGCCTACGAAACACCTTGCCAGGGTACACAGATAAGTCCTGTCCAGGGACCAGATTTGTTTCGTCAACTTCAATGATTAAGTTACCACTGAGTGCAGCATTATCAATAGCCATACGCATGAAACCATTCATCAATGTCTGCGTATCGTCCATGTTCTCAGCAATACCTACACCAAAGAATGAGTATGGGTTTAACTCATAGGGTACAGCATAGTAAGGAATACGTGCAGGTTTGAATGGGTTGAGCACTAAGCGTAGTACTTCTCCGTTACAAATCCATACGTTTACACTTAGCTGCTCTGAGTCTTTTAACTCACGAGGAATGCGTACACCATTCTCTTCTAGGATGTCTGTGTCTACATAACCCCAGAACTCTAGGACTTCATAACGTTCAGGTGCAGTGTTTGACACACTGTCATCTTCCATGTCCTGTTCCCAATACTTCTTATCGTAGGACTCACCTGCAGCAATAGCATTGTCAATTGATTCGTTACGGAAGAAAGGGCGAGACTTCAAGCTACGCATCTGTGAGCGTGTCATACGGTGACGCTCTACTACGTACTCAGCCTCATCCATGTTATACGCATCTGGGTCAGGATAGAAGTTCCATATAGATACGTGACTTGTAGACGGTACAGTTTTGATAACAGGATCATACTCACCTGTCTCTCCATCCCAATTAGGGTACTCTTTATCTATAGCAAACGGGCCTTTCATAATACCCGTACCAAATAGTGCCATCTCAAAAGCAGTATGGCGAAGCTGTTTATTAGCTCCGCTCTCTTCTAACTGGTCATGTATTTTCTTTTCCATCTTCTTAGCTGCTACCATAGCAGGATGGAATGTTACTGTATCTTGAGTTGTACCTGGACCTTCTACGATCTTCTCACCTACAGCCTCAAGTTTATTCTTTAGTGGACCCATGCGTTTCATGCGGTCATACATAGTCTCGCCAGGCTTGAGCTTTTCATCAGGGTCAAACAAGAAGCTGACCTTAGGCTCTTCCTCAAAGGCAGAACGCAAAGGATCTATGGCTTGCTCAGCCTGTGGGTTTATACTTATATGCATAGCTTCAGCTACGCCCTCAGGTAACGTTGTAGGATTTACTGTGAGTGGAAACCGTGAGCTACCAAAAAGTACATCTACAATCTGACCATACGCTGCTAGTGTTTTAGTCTTAGTAACTTTAACAAACACACGAGACTTTTCAGTTTCTGTGAATTGTACATCACTACCGTACAAACCTCTATAGTTACGATATGCACGTAACCACCGACTTTCATCCACGTATCGTGCATCCTCTGCACGTTTGAAGCGAGACTCTACATAAGACACTACGCTAGAGGCATCTAACTCCTCACCGTCCTGTATAACGGCTACGTCATCTGTTTCAAATAAATCGTCTTGTTCCATATGTTTTAGTATCCAAAGGTTGAATCTGAAGCTTGAAAGCCAGATCTATGTGAAGCAGGATTGTAGTCCCACAAAGAACTTCTTGGTCTTGTCATTATACCATACCGTATTGCATCGTACAAGTGGTCTTCTGCATTTGTGTCTACATCTTCTGGGTTTCTCTTGTCCAAAGGAATAGACGGTAGCTGAGCTATAGAATGAGTACAGGTTGAAAAGAACACCAGCCTTGGCTCCTGAGTATACTCATCAACCTGTAAACGGCGGTGTAGCTCGTTTTTACCTGCAACCCTTGAGCCTCGTGAACGGTCCGAAGGCCTCCACCTACATCCCTTTTGGTTCATCTGCTCAGCCAAGGAAGGGCCAGTGTCGCCTCGTTTGTGCCACAGGGAGCTATCCAACACGCCGTACCTTATACTTCCATCACCACTCTCGGCTTCAAGTATCATATCCGCTAAATCAGTAGCTGTAACTTTAGAACAATATAGCTCTCTGTAAACAACAAGCTGTTCATTGGGTGATACAGCAAACCAGACAACGCCTGTGTAACTTCCGTAGCCGTAGTCGCAAGCTCTAAACTTAGTCCAACTTGCGGGAATTTTAAAAGGCTCCACGACATGTACGGCTCTGTTCCACTCAGGAAAGGCTGCGCCTTCGTTAACATCCCAATTACCCTCTAGTAGTTGCTTACGTTGATGCTCAGGTAGTGACAAAAGCATTGCTTCATAGTCACCACTCTCAGCTAGATACGGGTTGTCAAAGAGGCTGGCAGGTATAAACCTTCTTTTAAACAGGGGTTCACCAGCTTTACTATGCCCTGACGGGAAGCGTAATACCTCACCAGTCTCTATGTTCGTTGCCCAGAAAGGCGTATTAGGTGCCGCTGGATCAATGAACATCTTCTTTACCCAAGCATGTCCGATCCCACCTGGGTTAGTCGTAGCTCGCATGTACAAACCTAAGTCCTTGTTTGCACTACGTAAACGTGAACGCATGTAGTCCCAAGCAAAGGGTGACTGCCACTGCGTCAACTCGTCAAACGCTACATAGTTAAACGCCTGTCCTTGGTAGCGCATAACGTCTGTATCTCTATCCAAGTACGACATCCAAAGTGTGCCGCCTCTTGGTGTAGTCCATTGGCTCTTACGCTCAGACCACTTAATTCCTGGTATAGCCTTAGGGTACAACTCTTGACTTTTCTGTATGAGTTCCCTAAGTTCCTCTGTCGTGTGACGTACAAGTAGACCACTAAAGTCTGGACTGTTCATGTTACGCAGAGGGTCAGCTAATGTAGCGTAACTCTTACCACCACCTGCTGCACCACCATATAAAACTTCACGTTCACTAGAAGCTAGATACTGCGTCTGAGGTCCAGGGTTTGGCCTAAAGACAATGTTCTGTGCTTCCTCTACCTCATACTCAGGTGGTTTGACCTGCGCTGGGCTGGGTGTCGCTACTGTCGGTTCCTTCTTCGTCTTCGTAGATGAAGTAGCCTGTGTAGTTTTTTTCAAGCGCTTCGACTTGTTGTAACGCTTTTTGGAGCCGCTTGGCATAGTAGCGTTTAATTGCAGCAAGACGCTTTCTTTTTCTTTCGACATCTATTCTCTTCTTCAGGCCATCGTGAGTTATGCTTTTACCTGACTGAGTAGTCAGCCACGCTGATACTTGTCTTAAAGAGTACTGCTTCAAGTGCTTCTTAGCTAACTCTAACAGTTCTAACTCTCTAGGTATAGGGTTCAGCCATTCCTCATCTTCAGGGTCCACCTCATAGCCGAAGGGTACATAGTTGCTAGTACGTGGTATGCGCTGCCAAAGCTTTACCTTAAAAGGTACTTTGGGTAACATCCAGTACTCACTTTGGAGTGGGCGCTCTTTACGTAGCCTCAGAAGCATCTGCATTCTTGGGCGGTAATATAAACAAACCACCGCTTGACTCTACTGCTACCTTCTCAGTTTTAACAATACCTGCACGATCTAAGATCTGACCTGCAGCTACCATGCGTTCCTTAACGCCTAGCTGGGTAGGATCGTCCAAAGCACTGGCGTATGCAACTGCAGCCTTAGGGCCAACTCTTGACATGTACGATTTAGTTGCGTCAAATATTTCATCTTTCAATGACTCCACAATAGATGTAGTAGATGACTCAGGGTTATAACCTGCAAGCTTCTTGGCGAGTACAACATCCCCTGCTGCCTCTTCAAAGAGAACCTCTAAGAACTTACTTTGTTTTTCCGTAAGGTTTCGTTTCATTTTATCTTCCTGTGGGCTTTGGTTTTGGCTGCAATCTTCTTAGGCTGAGCCACATGCTGCTTACCTGCCTTAGTGCCTTTTCGTTTAGCTCTGGTTGTAGCGGCATACTCACTATCGCTAAGAGACTTAATAGCCTTATCAGGTAAATACCGCTCACCAGTTTTAGCACTAGGCTTGCCACTCTTAGTGCGCCACTTCTGTTTCGTCCATGACTTTAGACTTTTCTGTGATTTAGCGAGGGCCATTACTTATAACCCCCGCCCTTAGCTTTGTATTGCTTAGCAACCATTTGGGCTTTCCTGGCGCTCCATTGTCCGGGCTTTCCACCTTTCCCGCCAGCTTTGACGGAAGCAACCAAGCGCTTACGCATAGTAGGGGCTTAGTATAATTACCCGCTGCATTAACCGTAGACTTTTTGCCTGACTTCGCCACGACTGATCCCCATATCGTGCAGTTCTTTGTCACTCAAGTTCATGAGTATCCAATAGTCTGCTCTGCGTTGTTGGTTCTCTTGGAACCGCTTTAATATACGTTTAAACATTGCACTATCTCCTTTTGCTTATGTGCGTGTGGAGATAGTTATATCATATTTTATGTTAGCGTACTACAGACAAGTTTGCAATCCCGTTATGCGTTTTGTTTTCTATTAGGATTAAAGTGCTCTTCTACAGAGATAGTAACACCCATGCTACCACCACCATTAAATATAGTTATTTTATCACCTGAATGTAAAAATAATCTATCTGAAGTAATCATATCATAAACATCATTACCTGATATAGATTTATTATTAACTATGGTATAATACGCATCATCTTCTTTGTGATACCACTGAATAGAAATATTATTAGTAGATGCAGCCCCATTACTTACATGTAAAAATGTAATTACTGCATCATAGTTATTAGGGCAAGTATACAATACATCACTACTTGCCCCACCTGATGTGGCTGTAACTGCAATACTTTCAGTTGCTGTATTGTAAGATAATGCTACCATCTGGTGTTACTTCTTTTTGTTCTTACGATTATCAGTTTGTGATTTAACCATACCACCTAAGTTGTACGTCATTACCTTACCGCCCTTAGCGTAACCTTTTTTCTTTTTCATCATGCCGCCATTCTTCATAGCTGGCTTAGGTTGCTGGGCTTGCATCATACCTTGTTGACGCTGCATGTCAGCTTGAACTGGATCATACGCACCAGTCATACCACCCATAGCGTAGCCTTTTTTCTTCATCTTCATGTTACTCTTCCTCATTATATAAATTATTAAACACTCGTTGCGTATCCCATACGTAATCTACGTCCTGCTTAGAGTGATACGTGTGCTGGTTAGGCTTGAAGTCTGGTGCACCCTGACCTGTCTCAAACCACGCTGGGTGAGTTACTCTCACTCTGTTGTTGGGTAACGCAACTATGTTACCTGTATATGGACCCGCATCAAGTAGTTCTAATACGTGACTCTGTTTATGCTGGGCTGGATCATCAGCTACTTCACTATCCGTGTAATCAACTGTGAAGTAATACTTACAAGGGTAGAACTCTCCGTCAACTTTAGCTATCCACGGCGCTGGGCTTGCACGTTCTAACTTGTACACACTGTGATAGTGTGACATGCAGTCCCACGGCTGAGCTAAGTACGGGGGTAACTCGCTAGGCCACTCAGCCAGAGGTGTATCCGCAACCAACGCAGTGAGCGGCATCCTAGCCCACATAGCCCCACCGTGGACGTTTTCTTGTTCATCCGTGAAGTCTGACTCGCATCCTGTAAAAATGACTTGAAAGCTGAGCGTTCTGTTGGGCATTGTAGTAACACCAATGACCATGCAGTGAAGATACTCTCCATGATACTCCTCCAAGTTCTTCGTGTATTCACGGCGTACCCACGCTTTGAAATACGGTATGCTACTCGTTAAGTACGGCATAGGGTTAGTTAAGCTATAATAAAGTTAACTATCTGACCGTCAGGCTTACGCAGCTTATTAGGGTCAGGGTTATAGGCATACATCTGATTGACTAACTTCAAGTCCTCTACGGGTGTATCAGGTGTAACTAAGTTAGGCTGCTCTGGCTTATACTCTTCGTTATTCCTGCTAGACCTATCTTTATCAGCTTTCTCAAAGACTATGTTTTCATGCGTCTGAAAAGGCATACTAGGTAAAGGGAAGTGAGATATTAAAGTCAATGCTTGTTGTTCTCTTGTTGTTGTTTATTCTTATTCTGAAGATAGCGTTTCTTCTTCAGCTTCTGTATTGGACGCTTACGTTTAGGTAGCTTCTTAGTGTTATTACTCAATAATCACAGGTTCCTTAGTACCAAACAATCTATTGTACGTCAAGTCATCCATGTATGCTTCAGCCCACCTATTCTCAGTAAATGTAGCAAACGTAACTAAGTCCTGTACATCTAAGTCTATAGT